CATGGTTTGTATTACAAACCTCCTTTGCCGCCCAAGGTAGCTCCGACGCCTGCTTCTGATGATGATGAGAGTGTGGTTTCTAGAATCACCAGTGATTCTGATGATTCTGAAGCACCTGAATCAGAAGATTCTTCAGAATTGGAAGAACTAGTTTCGCTAGATGAGTTCAGCTTTGATGGTTCTTTAACTCCAAGTGAATCCGACGATGAAGGTTCGGGAGAAGTGTTGCTAGACATGGAGGAACTTGGAGAAGAATTCACCATTGATCCCGTTGTCTACACGGTTCCTTCTGTTGATTCCACCATATACAAGGTTCCTAGTTATGCACCTAGTGTACCTCAACCTTTGGTTGCTCCGGTCCTTTCTAAACCTAGAACGATGGCCCCAAGCGCACCTCCGTTTACCCCTGATGTGACTCCTAAACCTGCTAAAAGACCTGTTTTTACTGGTTCTGTTTTGAAATCTTCAGGTGTTTACATCAAACCTAGTGAAAGAACTTTAAATATCACCAGACAAATGAAAAGTCTCTTTGCCACTCGTGCTGAAAAGTATTTGGACGTTGGTTGCGGCTCTAGTGATTTGTCACTCGTGATGTTGGAACTTTTCGCAGCTGAAAAAGCTTATCTCATTGATATTGATCCTGAAATAGTTAAAGCGCTTCCTAGTGCTTTTCAAGTTGATGCTTGTCGTCCCTCAGGTCTCCCTTGGGATGATTTTGATCTTATCACAGCTGTTAATTCTGTTTATCAGTTTCATGATGTCAAACAGTTCTTGACCAATGCTCATAAAAGTTTGGTTACTGGAGGTCTTCTCTATGTGCGTGATTATGATGGTGACAAAGTCGATCATGTTGAGTTGAAATCAAGGCATGTTGCAAACCACGAGAATCAACCGTACACTGTTTTGGTTAAAGATGAATTCCTTGTTCTGGCTAGAGCTGCAGGTTTCGATGTTGTTAAAACGAAGAATTTGACTTCGGGGGCCTTCCCTATGTTTCATGTTCTCTTGAAAAAAGTTGAGAGATTGCCTGAACCTTTTCTTAAAGTTCCTCTTTCGGTTGAACTTATCTCTGCAGAACAGATAACTGGTCTTTATCCCGTAGCAACAGTTGCCGACGGAGCCTGCGTTTGGAGAAGTGTTTCGGTTCTTAATGGAAAGCCTCAAGAGAATTGGCCTGACGTGTTGCAGACTGTTACTCGTAGGAATTTGTTCAGTAAAGTCAGGACCCAAGCGTTAGCCCAGAATCCCACAATCACTTGGGAGGAAACTAAAACTGTAGCAAGACATTTTGGGTTTTCTTACTTACGTTATAAAGGTGGTGTTTGTATCACGAATCACAAGGAACCCAAACCTAAGGGTTTTGGAGTCTTGGTTATCAATGAGAATCATTGTGATGTTGTTCTGAATGACAAACACCCCCTGATTAGGAAGCCCAAGGTTTTTAAAATGGATGATCTTATCTTTCACAAGGTTAGGTTTATGAAAACAACCGACTTTGCAACTTGTTTTAAACCAATGCGTAATTGGCTTGAAGGAACCTTAGACAAAGCTGACCCAGAAAAGGATTACATGAAGTTGAACGCTGATGCTAAGAAAGCTACAGAAAGGGTTAGGTTCATTAGAAACGAAGCAGAAATGGCCTTTTTGACAGCCGTTGCTGGTGCTGGTAAAACAATGTTTACAATTGAGAATATAGTTGCAAGAACCCATCTTTATATCACCGGTCTTAGGGCCAACAGAGATGAAGTTGAAATAAAATTGAAGAAGAAGTTTGGCTTGACAGACGATGGTGTCAAATCTTTTTATCTTAAGACTTATATCGCAGCTTTGACTCTTAATTTGCCTAACTATGCAATAGAGTATGTGTGGCTTGATGAATGCTACAGACACTGTGTGCCTATGATCACCTGGTTAGCTCAGTGCTATCCTACCGCCAAGTTCATTTGCTTAGGCGACCCTCAGCAGACTGAGGTTTCAGAAGATTGGTACCCACATGTTGGTAGTCTCAACATCAGCTTCAAGCTCACTGAGTTGTTGGCCGAGAACAAGATTGATCCTTTGAATCCTAAACAGGTTCTGGTGAGCAATGTGTCAAGGCGTTTCGGCCCAAGAACTATAGAACTTTTGAGACACAAGTGCCCTCAAGTAGAAATTTATTGCGCCGACGCAAAAGAAGGGCACATAATCATTTCAAAGGTTGATGAGGCTTATCCAGAAGGCAAGTTTGTTAACATTTGTGATTCAACGAAAGAAAAAGAGTTGATCATAAATCGTAACGGTTATTGTCAAACCATAGTCGGTTCTCAAGGTATGTCTAACCCGAATGTATGCCTCAATCTTTCCCGAAAGGGCATGATCACACTTACTATGTGCAAAAGGAACTGCTATGTTGCTCTCACTAGACACGAAGAGACCTTACTTGTTAAAGAAATGGATGTTAGTGTTAAACCTTTCTTTGCGCCTGATTACATTGGTGGTGTCTGGCGACATTCACCCGATAGCAAGCATAAACTGGAAGATAACGGCCTGAGCAAGGATAACGTGAAAGAAGCAGCCTTCCCTGGACGTCCCATTGTTGAACATTCAACCATTTTCCGTTCTGAAAAATTGGATAAGCCCAAACCAGTAGGTGATCCCACTCATTTTCAGTTTGCTGATCTTGAATATTTCAGTGTGGAAAATCCACAGACTTACAATAATAAGAGGGAATCAATGGAGTTCTCTGCTGATGAAATGGTTTCCATGAGAGTCTTTATGCACAAGCTCGAGATCAAACGTTTTGACCAGGTTCACATTTCTGAAAGCATGGCTGGCAAGCGACATCAAGCAGCTTCTTTTTGGCAAACGCTCAATACTTTTGTTGGAAGATTAAATACAATGCGTAAAACTGAGCAATATCAGAAAAAGTTCTATAAAAACGATGCTGACATTTTCAAAAAAGTCGAAGAAGTTAAAGAAAGATTCATAGACATGTTCATCGACATGAAGAAGTACAACGAGATGTTAAATTCCCATTTCGTTGATGAAGAACTCACTGACTGCTGGAATCATTTTCTTGAAGCGATGAAGATGAACAGCAATGATGCTAAGTTGACGCTACAAGGAATGATGAATATTGTTCGTGGTCATCTCAAACAGCAAATCAAGTCTAAAGGTTTCCAAGCAGCTTTTGAACAAAAAGGTGGTCAGCCTATTGCCGCAGCTGAAAAGCTCATCAATATATGTTTCAGCGTTCTCTTTAGAATTATGAAAGTGTTGCTGACAACCTGCCTCAAAGACAATTTTAAATGGGCTGATGGTCTTTCTGATCATGAAGCAGCTACTTGGTGGAATGAAAATTTTCCCGAGTTTGCCGCCATTCTCATGGGTGACGTTAAAGAGTTTGATGCCAGTCAAGCCTTCATGACTCAGATGTTGGAATTAGCTTCCTGGTTTATGTTTTGCCCAGATGTTGAGCTTCTTAAGGATTACTACAAATTTAGAGTTCTCGCAAAAATTTATACCTCTTTTTTCCAATCCTGGTGGGGCAGAGGTAGACCCTCAGGTTACCCTGATACAATGTCCGGAAACATTATCACTATGATGCTCTTAGCCTGTATGTTATTCGATAAGAAAGACATCATAGCTGGGATATTCAAAGGTGATGATTCTGGTTTCAAACTAAAGAAGCGATTTATCAAAATCTGTCAGAAGTTTCTCAGAACCATATTCAAAGACGATTTGAAGATTACGTTTAATGATACGATTTTGGAATTTTGTAACTATTTAGTTGGTGTTGGTTGGTACGTCTACAATCCGCTGATCATGTGTGAAAAGATTATGAATAAAAATTATAGAGACGTAGCTTCTTCTGAATGGAAATGGCGTGAATTTCAAGAAAGTTTAGCTGTTATGATGTATCCTGTACGTAAGGATTTCTGGAAAACAGTTGAACTGACCTCGACCTGGTTTAATATCCCTATGGCCGCGTCTGAGGTATGGCTCAAAACCCTTGACAGCTTCAGTCTTTTGAGTTATGAACAAGCCAAACATGCTTTACCTTTCACTCCATGCTCATTCGAAGACATGATCGGCGGGGGTCAATTTTACTTTGCCCAACACAACCACTCAACGTGCGTCGAAAATTCTACAGAAATTACTTCAAACTCCGATACCACAACCATGTCCATCTCGCCAACAGCAGACAGAAAAGGTTATTTGTATAATGAGCTCGTCAAAGAAGGGGTTGATCCCAAAAAGGTTATCACAGAGAATTGGATCTCCACCGGTCCTTCCCATCTGCCTAATTGGCAGCTCGTCCTTAAGCTTAGACACCCAGTGTGCGGTCTCATTAAAACTTCAACTAAAGGTACTAACAAAGCTAAGGTCTCTAACGAGGCCTATTCTAACCTTGCAAATATTTATGAGAATGCTAAGGAACCTGAGCGATTGGACTCGATCGCAGAGAAGGGTGTTTCAGTTGTCACTGGAGCACTTGCGCTTAGCTCTAGATCAAGACAAGCTGCCAAGCAGGCTGCATATCAACCTGGAGAAGAAATTTATGACGCGATTGAAGAAACTGGCGATGGAAGATTCAGCCCTAAGGTTTCATCATTCCCTAAAAGGGATGTCCGTCTTATTTCATTCGACACTAGCAAGGAACAGGCATCAGAGGTTATTAGAACTTCCGGTAACCAGCTGGTTGTCATAAGGTTGCCCTCAGACAAACTTGTTAATCATCTTGTGATTACTAGGACTTCTACTAGAAATGGCTCCATTTGCAATAATCTTATTGAGTACTTGCCTGAAGGAAGTTTCTACAAAATCAAAGGTGAATCTAAGACCTATGGAAGCCTTCTCGATCTCCTCATGACCTATCTCAATGGTTATTATGTTTGGTGTGATGGTCTTGTGGCCATGATTGGTCCTCAGCTCCATTCTGATATGGAGGAATCACAAGCCGCTCAGCTCTTCCAACAACGCTCAGAGTTTGAGAATCGTAACATGGCCCCTGAACTTAAACGTGCTATGGGGGTGCCTGAGTATCATAACGACTCGCCCCTAGCTATGTCCCCTGTCATGAAGCCTAAGGTTGTGTCTGAAGCACCCCTTAGAGATGTTTCTTCAAACAACCTACCTGAGGGTTTTTGGCTCATTTTTGTCAAGAGTTTGCAGAATTTGACGATTCCAATTGGTATCGATTCTTCCGCTACAATTAAAGATCTTGTTGATAAGCTTTACGATGTCCAAAAGATCCCGAAGGATATGTGGTATCTGGTCACAGCTGGTGGTTTAGCCCTCAAACCTGAATATGTCATTTCTCAAGTTCTTGCTAATTTCGGCACCGTTGTGCAACTTGGCAGACTCATGGGTGGCATTAAACCTAAACCACAAAATCATGCCTTCAAAGTTTCTAGCATTATGCCCAAACAACAACACAAGTTCAAACCCAAGGGGAAGAAAGTTGAGATAGTCAAGGCTAAAAAAGTGATTGTAGAACACAAGAATCATCCAGCAACTAGACCTAGAAGTACCCCTATGAAGCATTCACCGGGGCCTAACAAGGCTTTGAAGCA